GCAGTGGTAGCGGCACCAACAGTAGAACCAATAGTCCTATCCCAAGCATTAGTTTTAGAACCTTCGCCACCAGTATCAGCATTATCTGCCACTAAAGAGCTTATACCAGACCCTACACCAGATGTTATACCTTGCTCTAATGCATCACCTATGTCCTTACCACGCAAGATACCAGCACCTGTTGCAACAGCTGTTGAGCCTACGCTAGACTTAATTGCGGTATTAAGCTCTGGGGAGAAACCATCAACGCTGAACTTATCCCCCATAGCACTGCCAATGTGAGCAGCTGCATAGGATATAGCAGCACTCTTAGCTGCATCTTCAATGCTTCCACCCTTTGCTATTACCACACCAGCCTTAACTGCTGGCAACCATGCAAGGCTTGCCCCACCAGTAGCTGGAGCTGCCACCACAGCACCTATTGTCAGTATCGTTCCTAAAGGGTCTTTAAGAGCACCTTCGACTGCTTGCATTGCACTGTCTGCAACGAACCCAACTGCTTTATCAACTACCCTAACGGCTGCACTCATTTAAGCTGCCCTGCTCTCTTTGGACCAATGTCACAAGTGATTCGATAGCCTGTTGATAGATTCTTAACTGTGTATGAAACAGTTGGTTTGCCATCCTTGTCGGGGTTAACTCTTTGGCGATTCTTATTTGACACTATGGCATCAAATAAACTGAAGATAGTTTTATCACTAAAATCAACAACTAAGGTATCATACCCAGCTGCATACATAGCCTTTGCATAGACTATGCTGTTCTCTACATAGTTCTGTGCGGTATCTGCGTTCAATGCACGGGCATAAGCCACTCTATCTTTGCATTTATGTGATATGTACAATGTATTGCCTTCTTGCATTAGCACAACACCCGGCTCTCTTACCTCAACCATAACAGAAGCCAGTACTTGGTCTGGTGTGTACTCAGATTTAGTCTGTGTAGTAGCCTCCAAGATAATCTCTTGTGGCTGTAATTCCTTCTGTTTACTATCTACTAGCATAATCGACCTTTATGTTTAAACAGTTAATGCTGATACAAACGACATTGTAGCAACAACTGACTGAGTTGCAGGCTTAGTGGGTGAGCCAGAAGCCGCATAAGCTGGAATAGTTACATCAATGTCGGTTGTAGACCACCATATCTCAACATAATCACCAGCGTTCATAGACAGGAAATAGTTCCAGCCTTTAATATCATGCGATGGGTCACCAACACTTTTTCTTGCTGGCATTCCTATAACACCAGTGGAGCCTACAATGTCTACTCCGTTCTGACGTAGCCAGATATATACATCTTGTGAGGCATTATCTAAGTTCTGAACCTGTACACTAAACTGTAAGTTATATATACCAGCCTTTACTACTGTCATTTGTGAAGAAACAATAGATACATTGTTAGAAAAGTCAGTGGTATTAAGAGTTAATAGGGTGGTAGTGTTTACAGTTGTAGACTGAGAAACATCAGAAGAGAATGCCCCATACGGGAAGTTTAATGCAGAACCACCTCCATCAGTCTCTAAGTCTAGTATGGCTGAGTTTAGCTCTACCACTGCATTGTTTAAGAGGTTGAAATACAGCCTCAATACATTGTTTAATTGATTAAGATACAACGCACTAAACTCTGGCTTAGTGATTGGTAAGGCTGGTACAGCTGGTATAAGGATACTCAAGTGTTACCTCTACGACCATCAGGGCGAATATCAATACGAGGAGCACCTATCTGCCATTGCAGACCTAGCTGGTTACCTTCAATCTTAAATGACATCTGCCTACCGCGTATCCTGACATATATGGTGCCTGTGTATTGCTCTATTGGAACAGTAGATGAACGGGTAACTTCTGCATAGTATTCACCGCCTTGTGACTTAGGGTTATTGTATCCAGAGCCAGAATTCTGTAATGGATACATACTCATAGTAACAACAGGATTGGCACATACAGAGCCATCAAAGCGCAAGTCTGGTAGGATTCTCCATATAAACCCAAAGTTATGCCCATCATCTATATCAAACTCAGATGATTGAATATAGGAATCTATAGGAGTTGATGGAACTAACACACCATCATCTGTACCCTGTTCATGGAATACAATGTTATTAGAATAGGTAGCAGCCATAGGATAGTTACGCAAGCCTGAATCTAGCCATGCTGTCCTACCCATAGTACCGTAATACCATATATTCTCTAGGTAGTTATATATGACATATTGGTCCACTACGGTGGAACCACCTGAACAATAGAACCACCATACCTCATTGAACCCTTCATTGGTACCACCAACCACCTGATAGTTTTGCTCAAGATTAATATCACTAAATACATACTGGCGCAAATCACAGTTTAATGTGGAAACGCTACCATCATATTTATAGAACTTATCCCTACCCATCCAATACACAACACCAGAAGCTACAGCGGGTGCATTAGGACCCATGATTGATATGTTATCGGCTAACAGGGTTACACCCCAAACAGCAGGTGCTCCTAGGTATTGCAATGAATACATAGTAGAATCAGTCCATACCAGTATTTCTTGGCGAACCTGCAAGACTGATATAATCAGGGAACCATGAGATAGTCTTATACTACCAGCCTGATTAGTTGCATCAGGAGTCCACTGTGTTATTGATTCTTGGTCAGACCATCTGATAAGCATAGGGTCTTGAGTAACAGAGCCATAATCATTACAGCCAAATGCAAATACAAACCTAGATGAATCAGATACTTGAATGAAGTTCTGTACAACAGGAACATCTGATGCACCGTATATAGTAGATATATTTATACCAGCTACAAAACCATTCGCTGCTATCCAGTAATACATACTCCCGCCTACTGGTCCGAAGATAAGGTCTTCTCCAAAGTTAGATTGAGTCCATAGTCCTAGGTTAACGTTGCTTGTTGTGCCAGTACCTACACCTTCTCCCCAAGGTCCGCTGCCCCAAGGACCTGCTGACCATCCACTTACTGATATCTGTATCTCAGGATTGGCATTGATTTGGTACTGAACAGTTACAGTTCCAGTGAATGTTCCAGAGGCATTAGCCACCGTAGAGGCAACAATAGTGTAGGAGTTGGTATTGACCTTAGTGATTTCATACCATCCTGTTATAGTTACATTGTTGAATGTGCTAGTAGAGGTGAATTCTGCATAGTCACCTGTTAAACATCCATGCCCTGCATCTGTAACTGTGACGATAGAAGATGCTGAAACAGTCACTAAAGGATTTGTCAATCTTCTAGTATAGATAAAGGCTTCAGTTTCTACAGCTCCTCCACCTGTAACGCTAGATGTGGCAATGGTTCCAACAACAATACTAAATGAGTTGGTATCAATTCTGGTAACTGTAAATTGCTTATTTAAATCAGAAGCAGGTACACCACCTACCGCAGAAGCACCAGTGAAAGATACCTTATCGCCTGTTGATAGATTAATGCCAGCCCAAGTAACGGTTACTGTTGCTGAACCATTTACTGTGGTAAAAGGATTGGTAAGGGTTGCTGTTGATGTAGAATATCTAATTGGAGTTATGTCATTGTATACATTACCATTCTCAATGTAATATTTAACATTAGTTCCAACAGCCAATACATTCAAAGCACCTAGCGTAACCCAGTTCCATAATGCCCTACATACCCCTAGGAAGGTGGTTGGAGATATTTGATACCATCCACCTATCTTCTCAGGTGTACCTTGTCTAAAGCGAATCTTATCGCATTCATACCAGCCACCCTCGGTGGTATAGCGAGTATTCTCTCTATTCACTCCAGACTTAAATATTATCTTCTTTAATGGCATTATACTATCTGAGCACCCTGCTTTAATTGAGCCAATGTATTACCGTTGGTAAACTGGAAATGAGCCATCTCTTTGAATGTATGCCAATTACCAGCCCATTCTAACCCAGCTTCTTCACCTAGCTTGCCAATCTTATGCCATAGTTCTCCATCATCACCTTGTGTACCCCATACAGGCTTACCGTTCCTAAGAGGCACCACATCTACCGCGCATCTATAGTTATGGAATGAATCACCTGCATTAGCGTTGGTGATAATTCTGCCCATAGCTGTTCTACCTTGAGCATATAACGCAGCTTGGCTTTCGTTATCCCTGTATGTTGAGGTGACTAACAAGTCTATGCCCTCGTCATCACAGAGAGCAATAAACTCTTCCACCTTGTGTCTTACCACTGGTACTAGCTCGTTTAAACTACGAGAGTTAATCATTTAGGGGTAGAGTTGTATAACATCTTATCTTTGCTCTGGCTTCCTGCGCTTGAACCAAAGTAAAAAGCTATGATTCCTGACCATGCCGTTCCAAGACTACCCAGCATTATTAGCAGGGATGAGCTTTGTACAGTCTCAGTGTTAAGCATTAGATACACTAAGATACCAAAGAATCCAGCAGTTACCAGCACTGATAACAAAGGAGGCACAAAAGACTGTGTACCTACCTGCATGTCTCTAGCTGATTTCCTATCCTCTACAGCCAGCTGCTCGAAGTTTAAACCAAGAGCCTGAGTTTGTTCACGAAACCTAATCTCTTCAAGCTGCAACAATGCTATCTGGTCAGCTGATAATTTATTGTTGTCAATCATAGACTTAACTTCTGTTGGCTGTACCCCAAACAGTTTAGATACAGCTGTAACGGCTAATCCTGCTAGAGGTCCACCTAGGCAAGAAGCTATTGTAGGTGCTATTTGCTTTAACCAATCCATATTATTCCTAAAATGTAATGCTCCATGTTCCAACTGTTGTCCAATTGTGCGTATCTGGTTCATTTTTATCACCAGCTTTCTTAAAGTGCATTTGCCTAATATATACGTTAGATACACACCCTATTGATATGACAGGTCTATTTTCTATATCAGTAATATCTAGCGCAGTCATTTAGCCCTTACCTTCTCCAAATATGTTAATAAAGACTGTGTCATCCTCTAGTGCTTCTATTTCATGCCACTCACCATGAACTAGATTAAGTGGCTCTGACATCTTGGTGAGGACAAGCTCTTTACCTTCTTTCCTTACTATGCAAGAGCCAGCAGTACATACTGTACCGTGACTAAAATTGTGTTGGTGTCTAGGCAATCCTTCGCCTTTGTCTGCATAATGGATATTCATTCTTGTGCCATCGTACAGGAATGAAGTTCGTGGGGTTATGCCTATCATTAGAATTCCTTAATAGCTGTAATTGGTTGAGCAAGATGGGTGGGGTTTGGTATTTTATCAACTATAGCCCAAGCATCCAACCCAAGTTCAACGACAAACGCATCAATTAATTCTTGCCTTCTAGCTTTAGCTAAAGACAATGACTCAAGCTGTTCATATACTCCATCATATTGATTAAACACCTGATATACATAATTCTCTAAATCACTTTCTAAATCTGCGTTCATCCAAGTTGTATTAGTACCGCTTATAATAACTTTGGCAACCGCAAATCTGTCCTTTTGTTGTTCGATGTAAGCATCTCTATTTTCAACAAGTTTAGCATTTGCCAATTCTTCCGATTCCACATAGTCGTATATGTGGGTAATATAGTTTTGTATTTGATATATCATGACACCACCCCATAAACTCTAGTC